CAATGGCATCCGAGATGTCGCCGTACTGCTGGATCTGCCACTCAACTGCGTGGGTACTCATGCGTTTTCCGGTGTAGCCTTCAGCACGGTAGACAATACCCTTACCACGGGCGTCAGAACCAAGCCAGAACAGCCCGTTGTCCAACTTGGCAACAGAGTATGGGGCAGCGCATCCTAGCTCGTTAAACGCGCCCTGAATGCGTACAAACGGGAAGTCAGACAGACCCGCGTCATACCAGACCTCAATTGAGTCTGTACCAAAGAGCCACAGTTCGCGGTGATCGACAATGAGTGCGACTAGCCCGTCAGACGAGCCTTCAGCACTTGCAAAGTCTAGCGGATCAACCGAGGTGCCATCTAACAGCGCGGTTAAGTAAAACCTTTGCGAGTTAGGTGGGTTAAAAATAAAGTAGCCATCAAGGTACGCTACCGTCACAGCACCAGGGAAGTCTGGGTCAGTAATTTGAGCAAACACGTTTGTAGACGTGTTAAAGATATAGCCATTAGGGTTTGTGGCAATAAAAATCTGAGTGCCGTTATCGACCATTGACACTGGACCCGTACCACCTACGGTACCACGCAGAGTTGCGGTGTAGCTGCTATTGATCTCAAAGAATTGATTGCCCGACACGACAAAAGCGCGTGTTGGGTCAGCCTTTAGAACCCACAGCCCACGCACGGGGCCGTTGCCTATTGTGGCTAAGAACTTTAGCCCAGGCGCACGGTTCAGAAACGCTGGCTCTTTGCCACCCTCTGGGATGACTTCTGGGAACAGGTTAACCATGCGGTTATCCGCCGCATTAACGCTGCGGGCTACATACGCCGATCCTAAGATTGGTGTTTTCATACGTTAAGCAACCACAGCACCACGGAATCCAACAACCCACCAATCAGTACCAGCAAACTGGAGAATCACCGAGTCACCAACGTCATTAAACGTAATAGTAGTTGCGCTGCCAAGGTTGGTTGGCGTCAAAACACCAGTATCACCACCAGCAGCTTCTGCAACGTAGATAATTGTCTTGAGTTGGCCTTGTGCGCCATCTGCAAGCGTCAGTGCATCGCCTGTACCTGTAGAAGTAAACGCAGTAGTCAAAGTGGTAATATTTACCGCACCAGGACCTGATAAAGATTGAATTGTCCCAAATATAGGTCCAGTTGCAACTGAAGTAGCCGTAGCCACACCCAACACAGGTGTTACCAAAGTCGGGCTAGTTGCAAAAACTAATGCACCTGAGCCGGTTTCGCCAGTTACAGCGGTTGCTAAATTAGCTGATGACGGTGTAGTTAAAAATGTAGCTACGCCTGTGCCAAGACCACTAATGCCTGTAGATACGGGTAGACCCGTACAGCTTGTTAATGTTCCTGATTGGGGTGTTCCAAGAATAGGTGTAGTTAACGTAGCATTAGTAAACAAAATTGCATTGCTCATTTGTTTAGTAACGCCGCTTTGCTCTACAGGCAATAGGTCAGTTCCAGCCGAAGTGGTGGCTGCTGGTAATTGGGGTATGGTTACGTTTGCCATAATTAATCCTAGAAATTACCCGCAAAGATGTTAAAGCGCTGACGAGTGCCAACAATCGAATAAGGAATTGACATAATGTCATCTGGGTTGTTGATGCGCTTCAAGTTACGCTTAGAGGTCATTGCAACCCGCATGACTGTGGGCGATGGCTCAACACCAAACTCAGGGGCTAACTCACACGCCAAGCAGTAGCGAAACGCCCGCAGATAGCCTGGGGGGAACGCTAGGTTTGTCGATAGGTTAGCAGGGTTCGTTAGCTCTTCTACCGACACAATGTGGAACTCCAGCACCTTGGTAGGCACTGGATAGATCGTCATTGTAATGTCTGGGTAAGTCATGTTGACCCACATGACCTGCGGGTAGGTCGAGGTCACGGTCTTGACCGCAATACCGTTGTATTGCTGCTGATTGATCAGTTTAAGACCGTAGGAGATACCAGACGCAGGATCTTTAAAGTATGTGGAGTCTTCGACCAAGATCGGGCGGTTGCCCACAAAGTTACCTGTGGGTCCCAGTGTGCGTTCGTAGAAGCCTGGAGGCCAACTAAACACTTGGTCTTGGGTCGAGAATACAGCTAAACGCTCAGTATTCCAACTGTCGATCATTTGATTCAGCGCAACAAGGGCGTCTTGCGATGTCGCTGCTGACGGAGTTTCACCTTCAGCCAACACGCCGAGTAAGCGCAAAGCGCCGTTGATCTGGTCATTGGCTGTTGTGGCCATGTTTACTCCGTAGTTTTACGACGACGTTTTAGCGTATTAACTGGCTCCGCTACTTCAACTTCAGGCGTATCGGGATTGTACCGCACCCAGCCATTTGTTTCATCATATTCGGCTTCCATATCGGAAGTGGCGACCTTTTGACCGTGCTGGGGGTGTTGTAGATAAATGATCATAAGTTGAAACGGGGGTTTATAGCCCCCGCCCTATTAAGTAATAGCAGCAAATTGCCACTTAGTGCCATCAGAAATAAACATCTTTCCTGCACCAGTTGCATTTGAAGTCGTACCAATTGACCCTTTTGGGGCTGCCGTGGTAGTTGAGTTGGCTGTGATAGCAGTACTCAAAAAGTACAAACCAGCAGTAGCGTTAGCCACAACAGCATCAGTTGTTGCAGTCGAAGTAAACGTACCACTAACTGTAGAACCAGTAATAACAGCGCCTGCAATTGTAGTACCAGAAACAAGCTCTGGATCCGCAAAAGCTACGCCAATAGGTTTAGTATTAGCCATAATTTTTCCTTTTTAAAACCCCGCCCCGAAGGACGGGGGTGCTACATTAGCTAATGCGGTATGCAGTCCACGAACCGTCGCCGGTCTTGCGCGCACGGAAATGAGCTGAAGTTACAGCAGCTACAGCCGCCACACCAACAATAGACCAACCAGTGCCAACAGCCAAAGTGATAGCGTCGGATGCGTCGAGGTTAATCACAAAGAAGTCAAATGCAGAATTGACTTTTTGTGCGCTAGGCATGCCTGCTTCTAAATCAGCAACTGTTGGCAATGTAAGGTTGCCAGCGGTGCCGTCAAAAGTAAACAGACCATTTTGGAGTTGTGCAGCCGTTGCGGTTGCTGCGGCAGCCAATGCAGTAGGCGCGCCCTGAACGAACATAATTGCTTCGTCAGTTGCGCCTGCGCCAACTTGATAACCGCCTGTGCCATTAGAAAGTGCCATGATAAATTTCCTTTAAATAAGTTACGAATGGGGGCCGAAGCCCCCACTGATTTAGCCCCAGAGACGGACGGCAGTGACGGGACGGATGGCGTTAAAGCCATACAGCACGTCAATACGGCAAGGGAGACGGTCGTTGTTGATGTCGTACTGACGCACGATACGCAACGAAATACCGTTGTGGACTTGGCGGCTTGCCATATCCACGCCCTGTGGCAACAACAAGTCAGCCGTAGCAAAGCTAATGGCATCTTTGTGGTAGATCAGGTTTTGTGGGTAGCCGGTGTTAGCCGAACCAACCATCGTCACAACAGCAGAAGCCTGTGGGAATGAAAGCACAGTAGCCAAGGCGTTTCCAGCCGTGTACAGCGCTGGGCTGATGTTCAGCGTAGCTGTCGAAGAACCGGTTGCCGCAGCAGTCACTGTGAACTGTTGGAGGCTACCTGTTGATTGACGTGTCTGTGGGTTAACAGCGAACACACCAGCGATGGTGAATACGTCGCCCACGTTCCATGTCTTGCTCGAACCAGTAAAGCTGATTGGCAATGTTGACTGACCTTCAGTTGCGACGGTGGACGTCACAGTGATGGCAGTGCCCCAATCGCCGTTCGTGTGGTTGCTGATTGACTGAGACATATTGATCTCGTCCAGACCCAAAATGCCTTCACCCATCATGCCGTTCTTGAACTGGCGGCTGATAGTGCCGGTTGGGTTAAACAGACCTTTCATGCCCTCAACCAGACCGGCGTTGGCAGCGGGGTTAACCGTTGCGTAGCGCTGATCCATCGGAGTGGCAAATTCGTTGAGCTTCTGGTTAGCTTGCAACAGAACCAAAGAAGTCGCAGGCGTAGTGCCTGGTGAGCCGACTGTGTTGTAGATGCCTTTGTACGAAGTCGCAACGTCGGCGTCAACCGAAGATGCCAACTGCGAAACGCGAGGCTTCAAAACACGCTCTGCAAAGTCATCCAATTGCATTGTAAGTTCGGCAGACGTAAAGTTCACGCCGATATGCTTTTGGCTAGACACAGTCAGCGTTGTGAACTGTTCGTTGTCTGCCTGAACTTGCAGGGCAGCACCGTCAGTTACCAGCGCACGATCGGGCAGGCGGATACGGAGAGTCGAGCCAATCTTGGCGCCTTCAACAGCGAAGGAGTCGTCGTACTGGCGGTTTACGTTGCGTGTGAGTACCAGATTGTTCTCGAGGATTTCGAGAGACTTACGGGTAATCATGTCAATGGTAAGAAGGCTATTAGCCATGATAGTTTCCTAAAAGTAAGTTAGCGGTTGCGTAGCGCTTCCTGCTTTTTAATCTGACGCATCCTTTCAGCTTCGATCCAATCTGAGGTGCTCATTGTTTTAATTGAGCGTGGGTCAGTTGTATCGTATGCGGGCGTACCCGTGCTTCTGGCAGTGAGAGGACTAATAGGCGATGGCGCGTTAGATGTCTTCTTAACTGGTGGATTTGAGGATAACTTCTCCTCTAATTTACCAATTTCCTTAGCTTGCAAGATTGGTGATAGGCGGGCGATGCGTTCAGCTTCTTTCGGATTAGCGCCTAAGTGGTAAGCCACTTCGGGACCAATATCAGAAGCTTGAATGGTTTGAGCCATCACGTCAGTGATTGGAAGGTTTGGGTTATAGGCGACTTGTTCAAAGTCGTCATACTTCTCCCGTGCCTTTTCCTCTCTATCGTGATACGACTCCAAAAGCGCTGACTGTTGCTTTTGCTGCTCTCGTTGCGCCAGTAATTGTTCGGCTTTCTGCGCTGCTAGTGCTTCTACATACGCATCGGTCGATTCAAACTGTTCTGGCGCTACGGGAGTAGCTGGTTGCACAGCGGGTTGCGCCCGTTGAACCTGCTCTCTTTCCCACTTACGTTGCTCTCTTGCGAGCCTTTTTCCAATTGCGGCGTCCAGTTCTTCCTGACTAAAGGTCTTAGCTGGTTGCTGTTCTTGGTCTACTTCCGGCGTTTGTACTTCAGATACTGGGGCTACCGTAGCTTCCAGTTCCGGCGCGGGCACTTCCGCTTGGCTTACTTCGTCTGACATTTTTGTTTCCTAAGAAACCCTGGTGGGCGCACCAGTACGTTTAATATACAGTATTTTACTTAGTTTGTGCAGCTTTGTATTCAGCAACGACCGCAGCGGTATGAGTCGCTTTGCAGATTGCTTTGACACGAGCATCTTCTTGGCTGTAGTCATCGCCTGGTGCAACAACATGACGATGGAACGATCCGCTGATCTGTTTACCATCTTCCATGATGGATGTGCGAGTTCGTACTTGAACGCAACCGTTCTCAATAACTTCGATGCGGTCAACAATCATTTCTTTAGTAATAGCCATAACAACCTCCGGTTGAAATCAATAATTAAGCGTACATTGGTGTGATTGTAATTTCAAGAAAAAACCTAGCTTGTTGAGCATTTGTACCTTCAGTAGGCACAGATATATTTAAACGCTCAATAAATTTCATAAGATTTGATGAGTTAGCAACGTCAGTTCCAAGTAAAGTTTGTCCAAATAAATCTAACTCCCTAGATCCAGTTGTAGTTAAATCTATTGACATAACTAAGGGTGAGCCAGTTACGTTACGAACGTACAATGTTTTGTCTGCGTATGCGCCAGTATATGCTCTTGATACATGACAAAGAACTTTACTAATTAAAGCGTGGGAAATAAAATTAACATCACTTGTTGTGCCGCCAGCTTCAAAATTGTCGCTATTAATTTTAAGCACTTCTGTTTGTGGGTTTAAGTTACCCGAACTAAATGGATACGAAGAAGAAGCGGCAAATTTTTTACCCGCAAGAATTGAGTTATTATTAACAGATACGTTTCTATAAATATGAAACAGCCAAGCGTTTGCTGGTGATGGGGTCACCCCCCATGTGCCATCAACAATTATGTTTGTGCTAGACTTATAAATCCTAGTCACCGTACCGCTATACAACCCATCATCTCTAACTAAAACCTGACCAATGTCAAGGTTTGTAAGAATAGTTTGTGCTGTTGCATCGGCTGGAATCACGATTGATGTGCCAGAAGCGCTGCTTGGGGTTATAGAATATGAAGGCGCAGCGGTTGCAAAAAACGTATCACCGCTATAAGCAAGCCCTGACCTAATGCGGTTGTCATTTATTGTAACTGAATGAAATGGAAATGCAGAATAATATCCGCCAATCACGCAGGAACTTGTGCCAACTGGGGTATTTCCAGAATTGTTTATTTCATTGTTGCAAATAACAAGGTCTCTTGGAGTTAAATTTATTATTCTGTTTTCTAAAACACAGCCCTCAATATCAACTGTGTTTAACCCAGTAGCCGCAGACATACCATAAACTACCGAAGAATCTTCTGCGTCAAAACGTACATTTCTGCATTTAAATTCATCAGCTAATTTATCGAGTTCAAAATCGCAACGGTACGAACCACCAGATAAAAACACTTTAATGTTTTGTGATGCGTTAAAACTGTTTATAGCATCACAATTTACATCAATAAACTCAACATTCATTACGCTAGCTAGATTCATGTAATCATAGCCTGCTGTTTGAGGTGCGTTTGGATTAGCTAAAAACGAAGCCCCTTGTATTGTAAGTTTGTCAGTAATAGAGTCAAATGGGTTTTTAATAGGTAACGCTCTTGCTTTTCCAACATAGCCAGTTCCAACTCCGCTAAAATCAATAGCATCCCACCATTCTGCGTCATAAGCATTTTTTAACTTAGTATTTAAAGTAATTACGCCTGTAGTAGCGTTAATAGAAATAGCTTTTCTATACTCAAAATATCTACAGTTTGGTGGAAACCCACTAAATTGTTGATCAAAACCATAAATAAGAATGTAATCAGAAGTATTAAAATTACTTGACTCAGCTGGTGTTGACAAAGTTATTGTCTCATTGCCAACAGACGCAGTATTTATTAAATACCCAGTATTGATTGTTGAAACGCTAGGAGACCCAACTATATCTTGATCTGCTGCATAAAAATAGTTAATTGTTCTTAACGGTATAGCGTCAACACCAAACGTAGGCGTAAAAATATTTTGAAAAGAAACGCCATTAGCTAGAATTGTTAAGTTAACAACACCCATCGTCCAGCGGTTATTTGAATACCTATAAACGCCAGGTTCAAATTTTACTGTCCATGCAACAGTAGGATTTGCTGCCATGTAATTACGCATTGCAATCATTTGCGTTGCATTATCACTTGAGCTGGATGAAATGCCCCATTCGCTTGCGTTAATAAAACCAAAATTGCCCTCAATCATAGATTGGGAAACTTTTGTAAGCGACATATTTATTCCTTAAAATATAGTTACGCAACCTTGTAGGTTATGCTCCATGTGTACATAGCACCCGCTGACCAATTAATACCGCCAGCAGTTAACGTCAAGATTGTTGCCGCAGAACTTCCGCTAGTGATAAAAAATTGGTACGACGCTACGCTTGAAACATTGGTTTCTCTGGAAATCGTCGCTATTTGTAAAGAATCGCCATTTGTAAATGGAAGACCTGTAAATGTCGCAGCGCCGCTTGCTGTGCCTGGAGCAGAAATCAGAAACGAACCTGTTATTGTTACACGATTACCAATTTTTGTGTATGTACCAGATGCGCTAGAGGTAGTAACTCCAGGTGTTGTGCATACAAGCGTATAAGTCCCTTCCTCGTAGTCATCAAGCAACTCAGAGGTCATTCCCGCAGCACTTGGGTCAGCAGAGAAGTCAATGCCTTTTCCTGCCGTGCCAATGACGAGGTTGCCTGTGGATAGTGTTTGGTCGCCTGTAAACGATTGCGCTGCGTCAATTCTTGCTGCGCTAAAATTTGCATCTGGCGTAGTCATTACGCGTGTGGCTGCGCTTGCTGGTCCAACCACTTGCAACACGCCAGATGTTGCATTGGATTGGATTTGTTTTGGCCGCAAATCATTGTTTGCAACTTTTTTAGTTACGCCCGATTGCACAATAGGCAACACCTCTGTACCAGCAAGTGGTATAGTTGAAGCGGGTAATGCTGAAATTTTTGCATCTGCCATGATTTAACCTTTAAACGTAATTAACTTCAATTGTTGTGTTAAATGGCGGTGCTTGTGAAAACGTAATAACAGACCCCGCAACAGAGTATGTATTTTTTTGCTGATACACGCCATTGATATAAATTTGAGTGCTATTTTCACTAGCGGGTGCAGACAATAAACTAAAATTTACTTGCGATCCTGTGCCTGTAAAGTTAGCAATAATAGGCGAGGCGTTAAAACTACCCCCAATATTGTCGTAAGTAGCTATTAAAACATTGGCAGACGTTCGTACAATAAATTTGTATTTTTCAGTAAATTCAAGCCAAATTTCACCGCCTGGCACACGTCCCGCAGAATCAAGAATAATAGGATTTGCGTGGGGCGTGGTGCCAGCGGAAGATGTGTAAGTTGGTAGCGGCGTAGTTGTTCCCGCTTCGTAAGTATAAATTTTTCCACCGGTTAACGGGTCGCCGTTGTCATCAAATAATTGGGCGCCTACGCCCGCAAAAATAGATAGAGTTACTGTGGGCATAGTTTTATTCCAACAAAATGAAGCCGCCGTCCTCTTGTACGAGGTTAGCGCCTGCTTCAGTTTCTAAATTACCAGAATTAGTATCACGCCCGTAGCCGGAAAATAGCGTGGCAATACTGCCAAGCCCGATCGCTACGCCATTTCGCAGTGCGACACCGAAACTCATTCTTTGTTAACCGGTTTGCAATACACAGAACCCGCCTCAGATACCTGAATAGCGCTCACTCTCCACAATCCACCTGAGCCATTAGGCACGGCAAACGGGATAGGAGTAAAGGCAGGGATGGGTGTGCTTGCGGTTGTGGCAACTGCGCCTTCGCCAACTTCGACGTAAGCAGGAGTTGTTGACCACACGATCACGCCTTGAGGACCGGCTTGCCATGTGCTGGTGTTACCGGCGGATCCTGTGTACGCAACGGTTGCGCCAGCAAAGTCAGCTTTAGATAGAGGTTTTAAAAGTTCCAAAATGTACTCCTATGCCAAAAATTTGAGTTTATACAGCGTGGAAAAATACAACGCCAGAATTTCATCAATCAAATTCTGAAGTGGCGTATCTTCTTTGTCGCACACTTCATACCGGCATTTTTCAATTTCTTTGACCTGATCTTCTAAGAACTCAAGAACATTCGTAGTTTTCTTAGCAGATTGTAGTCCGATTGGGCCAATTAAGCCATGCTTGCCTTGATAGGCTTCAGCAAAATTGTCTGCCAGATCAATGATATTCTCATAGAACTTTTGCAAGGCTTTGTGCTTGGCATACGACCGAGTGTTTAAATGAACACTATGCGTCACGTCTCTTGCCAAAAACAACATACCTACAAATTGATCGCATTTCATGCTTGTGGCTCCATCGGGGGCATCATCTGTTCTTGTGGCATTTGCTCTGGTGGCATCATGCCCTGCTCAGGCATCGGGGGCTGCTCCATCTGAGGCATCTGGAACTCCTCACGCTGTGGCGCACCACCAATCAAGTCACCCGTATCCAAGGCAGCCGCAATGGTGCCGCGCACAATGTCTTGAATCTGCTCAAAGGTCATACCCGCCTGCACTGCCGAGATACGCTTGGTTTCAGCATCAAATGCCTTGATCTGAGCCTCATAGTCCTTGCGCTGACCTTCTTGAACTTCAACAGACTTAGACACGTTCTGGAGCATACTCATCATCTGCTCCATTTCTTGGTTCATGGCTTCCATCTGCATCTTAGCAGCTTGCATTTCAGGTGAGTCGTCGCCGCCTTCCATGATCTTAGGATCAATGGTCTTGGCAAAGCGCTTGGACATCTCCTGCGCTCCAGGCCAATCCATGTTCTTAATGAACAGATCGCCCGCAACCGCCCACAACTGGGGATTGCCTTGCAGGAGCTGCGCCATCGCTTCCAGAGCTTCCTGACGCTTGGTCATGTAGCTTGGGCCAGTCGTCACACACACATCGTACTTACCCACACCGAGGTTATAGATCTTCTCAAGCACAATACCTTGGCTGTCCACAATCTTATTGACCGGCATCGGCTGGTTAGGGTTTACCTTAACAATGTCAGTCTCGCCATCAATACCAATGATTCGAGCGATGCGCTCAGTATCATAAATCTTAGGCACCAAATCCACGATCTGACGGGTAATGTAGCGCACAGCACGGGCAAGGTTATCCACATAGTGGTATGTGCCGACATCCGCCTGACGTTCCCGTGCCAAGATAGCCTTGCCAGAACGCTCGTTAGAGGTCTGACCGAGGCTAGAGTCATATTGACCAGTCGTGCCTTTAATATCGTCGCTCGCACCCATTTTGGCTTGAATTAAGCCTGTTTGGGGCAGTGGGGGAGGGGCACGTTGTGGCAGGGGCAGTACACCACCCGCACCGTCGGTCACATCAGGGTTTACTTCCAGATAAGGCCAGTTGGTCGTGTTGGCTGTCTTCCATTGCTGCTCGTAGCCTTCAAACTGACCACCGTAGCCAATAAAGGGGGCTTTGGGGGCGAGAGCCAACATCTCAGCCTCTTGGCTAGTCCAATAGTTATACATGCGCTGCGCATCTTTAGCGTTACGCACAATACCAGAGACATAAATGCGACCATCGACCTCAAATTCGTTACCCACGACCCGCACAACAGGAATGGAGGCACCCGCCCAATCTTGGGACTCAAGCACCTCAAAACCGTTGATCTTGCACCATTTGACCTTCTTGATGTCA